GCATTTTACCGCCACCACAGCCACCGGCTCCGATGGACCCTGGCACGGAAAACTCTAAGCTGTTAATGGGCCAGCCCTTGCAGGCATTTCCACAGCAGGACCACATGGCGCACATTCGTGTTCATGCGGCTATGTTGCAGCAGCCATCTACTGCCACAAACCCGCAGGCGTTTATGATGTTGAATGCCCACGTTCAAGAGCATGTAGCTATGCATGCTCGTGACTTGGTGCAGGATATGTTTACTAAGGTAATGCAGCAGGCGCAGATGGAAAATCCTGGTGAGCCTGTTCCGCAGATTAATCCTGACGCACTTGAAGCTGCTGTTGCACAGCAGATTGCAGATACAACTGAACAGTTGGCTCCGCTCCTAACGCCTCCACAACAGCCTGACCCACTTGTTGCTATCCGCCAGCAGGAATTGCAGAACGATACGCAAGAGATTCAGCGTAAGGCAATGAACGATGCGATGGATTTCCAGATTGACCAAGCTAAGTTGATGCAGTCTTATCAGATGGCGCAAGAGCGCCAAGCTCTACAGCGTGAAGTTGCTGAAGACCGCAACCTCGTAAATGTTTATCGGATTGACACACAGGCTGAATTGAAACGTGAACAGTAATGCCCATAGAGTTACAATATTGGCTAGTGTTAATGGTAACCTTGAACACTACTGTTAACCTAATACTGTTCTACGGTAGGATAAAGAAAGATAAGTAATGGCTAAAACAGCGGCTACAAAATTAAACGAGGCAAGCGAGATAACTATTCCTTTAAGGAATCTTATCAGCATGATTGCTTTCACAGCCGTATCAGTTTGGGTGTATTTTGGCCTGACCGAGCGAATATCTTTCTTAGAGCATAATCTTGAGCTTACAATGGAAGAGGTTGAAGAGAACGACAATTGGATAGACGATTTTCAGCCACCCAAGTCTGTTCAAAACACAGTGTCTCAAGTACATCAACTACAGATAAGCATAGCTGAACTACAGCTTCGTCTGGCTGTGCTGGAAGGAAAGTGACATGTTACAAGCTCTTATTGGTCCCCTTGCAGGTTTGGCATCATCTTTTGTTGAGGGGCAGGTATCCAAGCAAAAGGCGAAGTCTCATCTTGCACAGACTGAGGCAGAAGCAAAAGCAGAGATAATGAAGACTGCCGCTACCCATGATAGTAAGTGGGAGCTTATCATGGCAGAAGGTACAAAAAATTCTTGGAAAGATGAGCTAGTCACAATTATTATATTAGTGCCTGTGTGTCTTGTCTTCATTCCCGGCATGGAAGATGTAGTTAAGAATGGCTTTGATAGATTGAATGAATTACCAGAGTGGTATCAGAACGTCCTCTATGTTACAATTCTAGCAGCGCTTGGTTTAAAAGGCGTGGATAAGTTTAAGAAAAAGTAATGTGGTGTAAAGACGACGTAACAACTGAAGAGCAGGCCAAGAAAAACCATGACAGCAGCAATGGAAAGAATTTTAGCTTGGAAGCTACTCCCCCGGATTATGATGATTATGATGTCAATATCCGCTTGGCGGGTAGTGGAGTGGTTTATGACGCTTCCCAACCCAACAATTGAACAGTCTGCACTGGTTAGTGTAGTAACAGGAGCCATGACCGGCGCGTTTGCTGTATGGCTAGGCCACGAGAAATAGGACATTTATTATGACAGGTGCAGGCGGCAGACCAAGAATCCAGCAGATGGCGGATGACTTAGGTATTTCATATAAAGAAGCTAAAGCACTTATGGCTGAAAGCCGTAAGAATGTTTCTCCAGCGGTTAAGCGTGTTCTCGAAGGATATGACAGAAAAACTGCAGACCGCATTGCACAAGAGGATACAAAGATGGTTCTAAAACGTAAAGCTGGTGGTAGTACGTCAAAGGTAGATAGACCGATTACAAAAAAAGAAGAAGAAGAAAGAAAGAAAAAGAAAGAGCACCCGTCTGACTATGGAGGCACCATAGGAGGAGGTGGTCTTGAGGAAGTATATCCTGAGTCTGTACAAGAATACATGGACACCGCTCCTAAACAACAAGTGAAGCTAGAGCGTCGTGGTGATAAAAAGAAAGTTATCATGGCTAAAGACGGCAAGTACATGTCTCACGGTGGTGGCTGTGGATGCATGGAATGCGGTGGCGAAACTGTCCGTGGTATGGGCAGAGCGTATCAGGGTTCAACTCGTTCAGTAAAGATTAGATAGATGATAGGTACTCCAGGAGAAAGAGGCGGGGGTCATGCTGGCGGCGGGGGGGCTATTTCCGACTATACAGGCACCCCAAGTCCAGTAGATACTGGCTCTCAGGGCGAGGGCGATAATTCTTATACCGCCGCTATTCGTGACTCTAAGGGAAACATAACCAACCCCTACCCAGATGGTTTCTTCTCCAGAATCTTTGGTGCAGAAAACGTGTCTTATGCTGGCTTACTTGACCAGAATCAAATGGCTGGTATTGAGAACATGCGTTACAACAGATACAGCAACCCTCAAGCTGCTGTATCTAAAGGCTTTGGTTCTTTATTCGGCGGCGCTGAAGGTGAAATGACCGTAGCAGGTCCACGGGTCACGCAGATACAACCCGCTACAACCAGCCAAAGTTTGGCAGGTATCGTAGGAATGGGTCTTGGTCTTCCTGTTGGTGCTTTAAGTCGTGCCGCAAGAACGACTTACGCTCCAGAAGGTTTCCTTGATGAGGGCTCTGCATCACCAAGCGCGGTAAGTGCATCCTCAGAGTTCTTAACTGGTGTTAGCCCAGAGGCCGTTGGAAGTATATACGGTCAAGCTGCTGACTTGGTTGACCAAGCGAAAGAAGGTATAAGAAGTATTTTTTCTGACAAAGACGTTGACGATGTTATAGACAATCTAGAAAGACCTATGGATAAATACGCAGGTCAAAGGGGCCGAGACTTGTTGGCGGCTCAGATTACCCCTGCTGATCTTCCCTCCTCTGTCAATCCATCATATGAGGAACTATCCGGCGCATTTATGGACAGGGAATCAACCACCAATGACGATTTTATATACACAGGACTAGGATTAGGTCCTAGACCTGAAGTAGATTTAAAAATAGATGATACAAACAGCGTACTTATGGCTATACAAGAAGCTGCTCTTAGGAAAAGATCATGAGAATAGAAATCAATATTATACCTGACGGCATTGACCCGGCAAAAGAAATTCAAGACGGCACTCCTGTTGATAAGATGGATGGTGGATGTCCTGAAGCCACGCAGGATATTGACCTTAACCTTGATAACAGGCAGACGGCTATAGATGAATATGGCTATGGTCCATTAAACCCCGGTTTAGATGACTCAGGAAAGAACGATACTTATTGGCAGTCTATCGCGGATACTTTTGACACAGACATCGAGGCAGCAAAAGAAAGTCGTTGCGGTAACTGCGCTGCATTTAATCTGACGGATAAGATGAAAGACTGTATTGCAAAAGGCATTGGCTTTGAGGGTTCTGACCCTTATGCTTCTGTTTCTGCTGGAGACATTGGGTACTGTCAGTTCTTAAAATTTAAATGCGCCTCTATGCGCATGTGTAATGCTTGGGTTTCTGGAGGGCCAATACTAGACGAAGGGGCTGTTTAATGGATATATATGAACTTATAACAAAATATAATAAAGTCTTGCACAATCACATAGAAGACCTTAGTGTTTCTATAACCAGTGGTAGTATTTCTAGTATGGAAGACTACCGCGCAAGAGTCGGTGAAATACAGGGTGTCACCTATGCTCTTGACGAATTGAAGGCCCTGCTCGAAAAGGCTAAGTATATCGATGGCACTGATAGTACCTGAATACGTCCTTGCGCAACGCGCTGCTAAAGAAAAGGCTGAAAAAGCCGCAAAAGAAAAATCCCTTTCAGAACGAGTACCACAACCCACAGGATGGCGAGTTCTTGTCATGCCTTATATGGGCAAGGAAAAGACTGATGGGGGTATATATGTACCCGATGAATCCAGAGAACGCGAATCTCGCGCAACCGTTGTAGCTTATGTGCTCAAGGTAGGCCCTTTAGCTTACCAAGATAACGATAAGTTCGGTGGCGAAGCTTGGTGTAAAGAGGGTGATTGGGTGTGTATCGGAAGATACGCTGGCTCTCGATTCCAGATCGAAGGCGGCGAAGTTAGAATCATCAATGATGACGAAGTCATTGCAACAATCGTTGACCCCGACGATATCAAAACGTATGGAGCATAGAGATGTTACCCGACGCAGAAGAAAAAGAAGTTGAAGTTGTAGATGTAGGCACCGACGAGCAGGAAGTTGAGCTTGAAGGTGTTGAAAACATCGTGGAGTCTGAGGAAGCTACAGAGGAAGCGGAACCAGTAAAGCAGGAAGACGAGCTTGAAGCCTATTCAAAAGGTGTCCAGCAACGTATTAGTAAGCTTACTAAAAAGTATCGTGATGAAGAAGCACAGAGAGCAGCAGCCGTTGAGTTCGCTGAATCTGTTAAGAAGCAGAACGATGAACTAAAAGCACGTTTGGAGGCTTTAGACCAGTCTTATGTGGGAGAGTTCGGCACTCGTGTTGATTCTCAGATTGAGGCTGCAAAGCAATCTTATCAAAAAGCTTATGACGAAGGCGACTCTGAGGCGATGTTCGAGGCTCAGAAGAATCTTAGTAAGCTGGCGCTGGACCAAGCTCAACTAGAGCAAGCAAGGCGTACTCAGGAAAAAAGGTCTCAAGTTAGAGAAGAACCGGTTCAAGTTCAACAGCCTGTTCAGCAATCTGCACCCGCGAAGCCTGACCCAAAAGCAGAAGACTGGGCTTCAAGAAATGAGTGGTTTGGCACAGATCAGACTATGACTTATGCGGCGTTCGGGGTTCATAGGACTTTAATTGAAGAAGAAGGGTTTGACCCGCAGTCCGATGAATACTATAATGAACTTGACAGTCGTATGCGTACTGAGTTTCCACAAAAGTTTGGAAGCGCACCTCGCAAAGATACTGGGCCCAGAGTCGCCTCTGCTGAGTCCACGGCCTCACGGTCGAAGTCACCAAAGGGGCGCAGAACAGTGAAGCTGACCCCTTCGCAGATTGCAATCGCCAAGCGTCTTAATGTTCCGCTTGAAGAATACGCAAAGCATGTTAAGGAGTAAAAGTATGACTGATTCTACAAAAAGAGCCTCACGGGACTCAGAAACTCGTGCAAAGACCACAAGACGCAAGTCTTGGGCACCGCCTTCAAAGTTGGAGGCACCTGAAGCTCCCGCAGGCTTCAAGCATCGTTGGATAAGAACCTCTATTCGGGGGGAAGACGATTCAATGAATGTGACATCAAAACTGCGGGAAGGTTGGGAGCCTGTACGGGCAGATGAATATCCTGAGTTAGCTGGTCAATACCCAACTATTCAGGAAGGCACAAATGCTGGTACAATTGGTGTAGGCGGTTTAATGCTTGCACGAATCCCAGAAGAGACGGTCCAAGAACGAACTGAATACTACCGGGAGCAGACCCGCACACAAATGGATGCCGTTGATCAGAACCTAATGAGGGAACAACATCCTTCAATGCCTATCCATAACGATAGGAAAAGTCGTGTATCATTCGGGGGTAAAGATTGACCCCTTTAACTTACAAGGAGTAAGCAATGGCAAACTCAAATGTTGCCTTCGGCCTCAAGCCGATTAATACCGCTGGTAGCACTCCTGCTACTCAGGGTACTAATGCATATTTCATTGCTAGTGATGCAGCAGCGATCTTTCAGGGTTCTCCGGTTAAATGCGTGAACGGTGGCGAAATCGCTATCGGCTCTGCAACTGGAGACACTGTAGCTTTTGTTGGTGTTTTTGCTGGTTGTGAATATGTTTCATCAGAAACAGGAAAGAAAGTCTTTTCTAATTACTGGCCTGGATCAGGTGCAGACACAAACTTCGATATTATCGGACATGTGTATGACAACCCGATGCAGCGTTTTGTGATTGCAACAGACGCAACTTTCACAGACCAAGCAACTGCTCGTGCAGCAATCTTTGAGAACACAATGCTCAATGGCGGCGCGTCAGGTAGTACAACTACAGGTAACTCTTCTGCAAAGATGGATGTTGCAACACTTGATTCTTCTAATGCCTCTCTTCCTTTGAAGATTGTTGGCATTCAGACAGATGTTGACAACGAAGATTATGCAGCAGCCGGTCTTCCTGTAATTGTGATGATTAACAACCACGCTTTGCTTCAGGCTGATTCTGAAGCAGCGATATCATAGGGAGGCTAACTAATGGCTATTTCTCGCGCACAACTCGCCAAAGAACTAGAGCCTGGTCTTAACGCTCTCTTTGGTATGGAATACAATCGTTACGAAGGCCAGCATGCCGAAATCTTCGACTCCGAGTCATCAGACCGGGCGTTTGAAGAAGAAGTAATGCTGTCAGGCTTTGGTGCCGCTCCTGTTAAACAGGAAGGTACTGGCGTATCATTTGATGATGCACAAGAAGCTTACACTGCTCGTTACAACCACGAGACAGTGGCGATGGCCTTTTCAATCACAGAGGAAGCAATTGAAGATAACTTGTACGATCGTCTAGCATCACGCTACACACGCGCACTTGCTCGTTCAATGGCACACACAAAGCAGGTTAAAGCTGCTTCAATCCTCAACAATGCGTTTACTGCTGGTGCTTCTGCTGGTGGCGACGGTGTAGCACTTTGTGATGCATCACACCCACTGACAAACGGCGGTACGTTTTCTAACGAGCCATCAACTGCAGCAGATTTGAACGAAACTTCTTTGGAAGACGCTCTAATCAACATTGCAGGGTTCACTGATGAACGCGGTCTAGTAATTGCTCTTAAAGGCATGAAGCTAATCGTTCCACGCCAACTTCAGTTCGTAGCAGAACGTCTGCTTGTATCAAACCTACGGGTCGGTACATCTGACAACGATGTGAACGCACTGAAGAGCATGGGCATGCTCCCTGAAGGTTATGTGGTCAACGACTACCTAACTGACACAGATGCATTCTTCATCAAAACTGATGCGCCAAATGGCTTCAAGCACTTTGAGCGTATGGCTTTGTCAACAAACATGGATCCAGATTTCGACACTGGTAACATGCGGTTCAAGGCTCGTGAGCGTTACAGCTTCGGTTTCTCTGACCCACGCGCAGTATTCGGTTCACCGGGCGCTGCATAAGGTTAAAGACATCTTTACGAAGAGGGCGGCTTTCATGCCGCCCTTTTTTGTTGTATACTATTTATATCCCTGACAGCCGCATCCCGTGGCTGACATTAGCCACGACAGGAGATTATCATGGCTCTTTCTACCTTTTCTGGTCCAGTCCGTTCAAATAACGGCTTCCAGATTCCCGTTGTAACAACAGCAAACCTTCCAGCGTTTGGCAGTGTAGCAGTAGGTACTGTTTACATAGTCAGCGATAATGGTTCTGGCAACGACGAATACTGCATTGTCATTAACACAGGCGCTGCTTGGGTTACCGCTGTAGGCGCAGCACTTAGCTAATAGGAGGCGGAAATGGCTGCTTCTATTACAGCAAAAACTGCTACCGCCACAGGTACATTTCTTGGTGGTAGAACTAGACTAAAGTCTTTTTATGTAAAAACTGCAAGCAGTGGTTCTCCAGCCGTTGTCTTTAAAAATGGTTCTGGTGGTGCAACATTATTGTCAATGGTGTTTCATACCTCAGATGACAATCAAATAACTATACCTGATCACGGTATTATATTTGATGATGAGTGCCACGTTACATTAACCAATGTAGACTCAATCACAGGGTTCTTTGGATAATGGCGGGCAATGAAGTCATTGCTAAACATTTACACGCTTCCGGTGTCCTTGCAGACTGCCGGGGGCGTTTAAAAGGTTTTATTGTAAACCACGACACAGGTGCGTCAGGTCATATTATTTTATACGACAATGATTCTGCCGCATCTGGTACTGTTGT